AATGTCATATAATTATGGATTGTTTCCAATCAAAACACAAAAAGTAACATCTAGTGGATCAAGTTCAGCAACAGCTGATGGAATGTTAGCGCATACACAATTTATTAGAATAGTCGCAAGTGCAAATGGCCATGTTGCCTTTGGTGGATCACCAACTGCTTCAACAAGTTCTATGTATATCCCTGCTAATGATATTGAAATTATCAAAATTAGACCAGGTGAGAAAGTAGCTTTTATAGGTAGTGGCGATCTTTATGTAACTGAGTTAAGTGGCTAAACAGAAATTTGTTCATTTTGTTCCTAGAGATAAACCTCCTAAAAGAAAAGGGGTTCACAAAAAATCTCAATCTAAATCGGAGAAAAGACAAAAGAAACAAACTAGATATAAAGGTGGTGGTCGATGAGTAAGATTGTTGAAAAAAATGGTTTAGTAACAGAGACTTTTTATGGCACAGAAAAGGGTGTTGTCCAAGAAAGAAAAATTGATCATAAGCCAATTTTAGAACACAATAAAAAGTTATATAATCAAAACGATGGTTACTCACCTGATAAAGGATTAAAAAGAATAGCTTCTATCCCTACAATAATTTTAGAAATTTGGGCTAAAGAATATAATGGTGATCAAAACAATGGTAATTGGTTTGCTCTACCTAAAGAAACTCAAACTAAAATTTTAAAAGAAAAATTAAATAGTTCTGATTACAAATATTTTAGAACAGCACCAGGAAAATTTTAATGGCATTAACAAATTATAGTTCTCTAAAAACATCAATTGCTAATTGGTTAAATAGAAGTGATTTAACATCGGAGATTAGTGATGATTTTATCAAGCTAGTAGAAGCTGATATGAACTCAAAATTAAGAGTAAGAAAAATGATTACTCAAACAAGTTTTACTATTGATAGTGAGACAGAGGCTTTGCCAACTGGTTTTTTACAAGTAAGAGATATGTATATCTTAAGTGGGTCAACTAAATATCCATTAAGATACATGACTCCATCACAAATGGATCAAGTAAAAGGTACTTCACAAACAGGGCTACCTTTGGCTTACACTATTCTTGGAGACACTTTTAGATTTATGCCAAGACCTGATAATAATTACACAGCTTATATAAATTATTATAAAGGCTTCGATGCGCTATCAGATACAAACACAACTAATTATATTTTAACATCACATCCATCTATTTATTTATATGGATCACTCTTTCATGCTGCGAACTTTTTAGGAGGAGTTAATCCTCAACAAGTTCAAACTTGGCAACAAATGTACGCTACAAGTTTAGAAAGATTAGAGCAAAACGATAGGGAAGATCAATTTAGTGGATCACCTTTACAAATTAGAGGTGAAGATACAATTGCATCACCTTTTAAAAATAATTATGTAACAACAAATAGTTAGGTTTAATAATGCAAATACCTTTTGGAGAATGGCTTCCTGATCAACCTGACCATCTAAACCCTGGCTCAACTGTGGCAACTAATGTTTATCATGCCCAGACTTCGTACAAACCTGTAAAAGGTTTAGTTGCTTATAGTGGTTCATCAAATGTTACAAAAAATGCTAAAGGCGCAGGTAGTTTTAGAGATAATACAAATACAGTTTTTACTTTTGTTGCAACAAAAGATAATATTTATAAATTAACAAGTGGAAGTTTTACATCTGTTAAAGGTAGTATAACTATATCAGGTGGAGATACAGATTTTTTTACCTTTACTCAATTTGGACAATACGTCATAGCAAGTAATGGAGTTAATCCTCCTATGTATTATTTGATGGGTACTTCAACTAACTTTGCAACACTACAAAGTATAGCAACAAGTGGTAACGTACCTAGTAAGTTTAGAGTTTCAGGTGTTATTAGAGATTTTTTAGTAACAGGTAATATTGAAAATGCAAAGAATAGGGTTGCTTGGTCAGGTATTAACGATATTTCAACTTGGGAGGCAGGAGTAAGTTCATCCGATACTCAAGACTTGCCTGGTAGTGGTGGTCAAGTTGTGGCCATAACGTCAGGTGAGGTTGGTTATGTTTTTAGACAAAATCAGATCACTAGAATGGATTTTGTAGGTGGGAATGTTATATTTAGGTTCTCTGTAATATCGCCAAATAGAGGAGCTGTATATGGACAAACTGTATGTCAAGATAATAGACAAGTTTTCTTTTACGCTGATGATGGATTTTTTCAAATTAATGGCGACCAAGTGTTGCCTATTGGAGCAGAAAAAGTAAATAGATTTTTTGAAAGTGATCTTAACAAAGCTTATTCAGATAGAATTACAAGCGCTGTTGATCCATTTAACACACTAGCTATTTGGTTATATCCTAGTAAGAACAATCCTAACACAACAGGTATTTGTGATAGATTATTAATTTATAATTATGTAACTCAAAAATGGTCAATTGCTAATGTAAAAGCATCACAAATTTTTGAACAATTTGTAACTATTAATACAGTTGAGTTGATGGATTTAATATCAGAAAATTTAGATGATATTAATATTTCATTAGACACTCCTTATTGGACACAAGGACAATTATATTTAGGTGCAATAAATGAAAATTTTAAAGCATCTATATTTAGTGGAAAAAATTTAGAAGCCGAACTTGAAACAACAGAAACAGAAATATTTCCTGGCGCAAGAGCAAACATAACTGGCATAAGACCATTGGTTGACGCTAATGCAAATGTAATAGTTAAAACAAGAGATAGATTAGCCGATACTGTAACCTCAAGTGCATCATCGACTATGAATGATAGTGGAATAAACCCTGTAAGAAAAAGTGGTCGATACTTTAGAGCAAATGTTAAAATCCCTGCTGACACTATTTGGAGTCATGCACAAGGAATAGATTTAATAGCAACACCAGGTGGTTCAAGATAATGAGTGATAAAATTGATATAGATAATGTTCGATATTCAATTGAAACTCAAGAGTTTTTTCAAAGACAAGTAGAAGAAGCTGTAAATACATTAATTAATAAAAACAACACAGAAAGCGATAAAGCTTTTGCATGGTTTATGAATTAGGAGAAATAAATGTCAGGGATTAAAGATTATTCAACAACACAAGCAAATAACACTTCCTTAAATGGTATCAATACCGCAGAGGGAATGTTACCCAGTGACTTAAATAATTCTATTAGGGCTTTAATGAAAAATACCAGAGAATGGTATAATGACGCTCAGTGGGTTATTTTTGGCGATGGTGATGGAGCTTTTACAAGTGCTTATGCTAGTGCAAGTTCATTTACTATAAATGGTTTAGATGTAACATCGTTTTATCATGCCGGTCGTAGAGTTAAAATTACAGGGTCATCTACTGGTGTTGTCTATGGAACAATATCAAGTTCATCTTTTTCTTCAAATACTACAATTAATGTTACTCTTGATAGTGGTACTTTACAAAACGAAGCATTAACAATTTATTTAGCTATCTTAACTAAAACAAATAATTCAATTCCAACTGATATTATTAGTGCAAGTAATTTAACTAACAACTCAATCACAACTTCAAAAATTTTAGATGATGCAATTACAAATTCTAAAATTGCTGATAATGCAGTTCAAGCTTCTCAAATAAATGCAAACGCTGTAACCGAAGCTAAAATTAATGCAGGTAGTGTAACTAATACTAAATTAGGTGCTGATGCTGTTAATGGTTCTAAAATTGCAGATGATAGTATCGACTCTGAGCATCTAGTAGATGGTTCGATAGACACAGCTCATCTTTTAGATAATTCTGTTTCAATGGCAAAAATTTCTGATGCAACTATTGTTACTAATTCAGAACAATCTGGTCATACACCAGATGATAATACTTTTTACACAACATCCGCAGCTAACACTAGATTTTTAAATAAAGATACATCTGAATTAATTAACTCAGGCCAATCTTGGACCAGTAATGATGATTTTATTGCAACAACTGGGGCTATAGATAATAGAGTTATAGATTTAGTAGATGATGTTGGTGGTTTTGTTCCAATAACAAATGAAACAAGTTTTCCAAATACAAACCCTGATGTAAATAATGGTGTTGGTACGATTGTTAGTGTTCAAGCACTTGCAAGTTCACATACAGCAAATGGCTCAGGTGTTGTAACGATTGCAAATGGTACAGTTGGGAATTCTACAGTTACGTTAAATAATTGTGGTGCTAACGCATCTTTACCAGCTGGTTTTGGTATTTTAGTTGAATCTACAACTACACAACACACTTACAATTTTCATAGATTAGTTCCAAAAGCTACAGAAGTAACTACTGTTGCATCTAAATCAACTGAAATAGGATTACTTGGAACAAGTGATGCAGTAGCTGACATGAACACTTTAGGTACTTCTCAAACTGTATCTGACATGAATACACTAGCAGGGATCAGTGGATTAAATTCACTTGCCTCAAACAATGCTAATATAACTACTGCTGTAGATAACTTAAATTCAATAAATAATTTTGCAGAAGTTTATAGAATAGGTTCATCAAATCCAACTTCTAGTAATACGGCAGGAGATTTATTTTTTAATACTACCACAAATACATTACTTGTTTTTAACGCAAGTTCTGGAGTTTATCAAAACGCAGGCAGTAGTGTTAACGGCACACAGGCTAGGTTTAAATATACAGCGTCAGGTGGTCAGACCAGTTTTAGTGGCACAGATGATAATGGTTCGACTCTTTTATATGATGCAAATTTTGCGGATGTCTTTTTGAATGGGTCTAAGCTTGTAAATGGAACTGATGTAAATATAAGCACAGGAAATACTATAGTCTTAACAACGTCAGCACAAGCTGGAGATATTATTGACATTGTTGCAACAGGAACTTTTTCAGTTTCTTCAATACCTGCAACTTCAATAACAAGTGGTACTTTACCAACAGCTAGAGGTGGTACAGGTTTAAGTTCAATTGGATCAGCAGGACAAGTAATCAAAGTTAATTCTGGTGGAAATGGTTTAGAATATGGAAATGCAAGTTCAGCAGAAGTTTATGGTTTTAGTAAAAATTCAGATGGTCAGTTAATTATAACAACGACTAATCAGGGTGCAGACAATATCTCAAGTTCAACTTTCGCCACTTTTGATGATGTCTTATTTAGTGCT